TATCCTTATCCTCATCTATATCTTATCATAGATTTTTGGGTTTGTAAATATATTTTATTCATTTTTTTTTATTTTTTTTATTTTCTTTTAATTTGCTCAAATAAAAGTGGTAGATAGTTGTAGATAGTTCAACGCATTTTTACTAAAGTGTTTATAAATTAGTTTTATACGCAAAGTTAAAAAAACACTAAAAGTATCTACAAGTGTCTACACACATTCTTTATAAATAATAAAAAAGAGGCATCATCTGCCTCATTTAATATATATAATTTAATTTATTCTTCAGCAACCCAAGTTAATGTTCCATTAACACACTTTAACACAAATGTGCCTGTTGGAGATGGATAACCAGGAATAAGTTTTCCATTAATGTATCCTACACTGTTTAATGCATACACTCTTGAATATAGTTGTTTTTCAATAACTTTTGTTTCTTTTGTAATTCTATAAGCAGTCATTTCATGACCAGCAATAAGAATACCTAGATAATAAATTGTCGTTTCTTTGGCAGGCATAATAATTGGATTATCAAATCCTAAAAAACTTCCGTTAATAATACAACCTTTACAAAACTCAGCGATAATATCATCTGTTAAAGTTGTGCTTGTAGGTGCTTGAATAATTTTTACATATTTTCCAACCAAAGATTGTTCAACATCTCCGATTTGAGCAACAACTGTATTATCTTCAACAATTCTTCTTAATTCAGCAATTGATAATTCTTCATCAACAATTGTGTATTTATCGTGTGCATAATCAATTTTTAAGATTTTTAGTGCTTGACTTTTTTCTTGATAAGCAATCAATACACAATAGACATCATTATAAATTAAGTATCCTGTAAAAACTTGATCTTTTGCTTCTAAAACGCAATGATTTACACCTTTATCATCTGTTGAAAATGGATAACTATTATTCAAAAAAGAACGAAATATAGTGCTTTCTGCTCCGTTTAATAAATTAGCAAAACTTTCTAATTGTTCATCACTCAAAGTATCAATCACGCTTTGAATAAATGGCTTTCTATTGATTACTGACATAATTTTGTCTCCTTTTAACTAATTTTATTATATACAAACGCATTAACAATATCAAATTGATATTTACTCATTGTTCATATCGTCAACATCCATATAAGATGCTTCAACTTTTTTTATGACACATCTTGCATACAAATCATTTCCTACTTTATTAGGATGTAAACCATCTGATAAAGTATCTGCTTGGAAATCTCTACAAATACCACTTTCTGACCTTAAATCAATAATAGTCGCTCCGTAGTATTTTGCCATCTTAACTTGATTTTCATATTTAGTGTTTGTGTTTCCAGTGAAACTATCTTCATTTGCTCTTTGTGGTGGTATGATATGAAATAACTGTGCCTTTGGCCATTGCTTCTTAACTTTCATAAGACACCATCTCATTGCTTCCATATAATTATAAACATTAAGATTTGCTATGGTAGCATCAACATCAACTAAATTACTATTTCCACTTTGCATAACTGTTTTTTGCATAGCACTTTCATAATTATCATTCATAGAACCGTTTGTTCCTAATGCAAAAATTATAACATCAGGAGTAAAACTATCTTGTGGAAATACATCATTCGGATTATCAGCGTCATTCAAAGCCATTTCTACTTGATAAGTTGCACAAGTTCTTTTATTGATTGCAAATGAAGCATCATCAAAACGATACTGTGCACCTTGATAAGCATAACATCTTAACTCTTTTGGAGCAACTTTATCATACATAATTCTAGTCCATTTATTTGTAGATAAACTCAATACATATGATAAACTTGTTTTAGTATCAGTATCAATTGTAATAGTTGCACTATCACTAATACTGTCACCAATTACTAAAATGTTCTTTTTATTTAATGGACTTTGACCTTTTGCAATCAAATATCTACCACCATTTTTAGTTAATGTGGCATTGGTTCTATAAGTCGAAAGTCTAAAATAGAAGGCATTGCTTGGAGCAACATCATCTAAAAATACCCAAGTATAACCATTCTTGCCAACACCATTTGAACCAGCAACTACATATTCTCCACTTATGAAGTTTTTATCGTTATCGTAGAATGAAACAGCAGCAACAGTATTGTCTCCGTCACATTTTGCGTTAACAGCAAAAGTTCCATCAACAATTTCATAGTCACTTGTTCCAGCAGTTCCATCTCCTGTTGTAATTCCACCAGATGTGTTGATAAATCCACCAAGACCATTTGCTAAATTGAGAGTTTTTTGTCTTGGTGCAGGTGCTTCTAATAATTCTTTTCTAGCATTTTTCGTTAAAGCACTTAGACCAACAACTTTTCTTGATTGCAAAACCAATTTAACTCTTTGATGGTATGAAGAAACAATAACATAAACAGCACCTGCTGCTTTCGCTACGCTGAAATCCAAAGTTTTAGGTAATCTAGCGATATTTCCACTATCAATACCAAGTTCTGGAAGATAATTTTTATTTTCATCATAATAAGCAACCGATTTGCCATCTCCTGAAATAGAACTATCATATAAAGCATTATCATAAAAGGTAATGTTTACAAAACCAGTATTAACACCGTGTTGTGGATAAACAATTGCTCCTGTTGTCTTGTTTACATAACCATTGTTGCCCTCGCCTCCATCAACCCAAGTTTTTTTAAATGTTTTATCATCTAAACATAAATCATAATCGAAAAAGTTTGTTGTTTTTTTAATGTTATCTTTAACTTCATCTTCACAAGCATCTATACTAACAATTTGTCTTGCCTTAAAAATAATTTCAGCATTCGATTGATAAGCACAAACACTAGCGTAGACAGCACCTCCTGCTTTTGCAGTAGTCAAGTCTAATGTGACATAAGTATTTGCAGTTCCTGGCGAAACTGTTAATGAAGATAAAAAGTTTTTATTTTCATCAAAGAACGCAACAGCACATCCATATTGGTTTATATTTGACTTATATTGTATTTTATCAACCAAACTAATGTTTAATAAATCTGTATGAACTGAATTAGTAGTGTCTGTAATTTGTCCTGACAAATTATAATATCCATTATTTGTTCCACCACTTACATAAACTTTAGTGACTTTGAAATCTTTTAGATTAAGTGTAGATAAAAATGGACTTTCAGATAAAGCAACAAGTGGGAACAAAACTCTTGAAACAACTTTGTTTTGAACAGCGTTTTCACTAACACCACTTAAACTTGTGTCAAATGGTGCAATCAAATATGCTCCACCATCTGCCCAAGCACTTCCGTTCCAATAATACCAATGTTTGTCAGCATCAACAATATAAACATAACTGTGGTCAGGGTCTGCTGATGTTAAAGCACTAACAGTTGCATAAACACCTTTTGGACTTCCACTTACAGCACCATATATCGCTGTTGACAATTCATCAATCTTTTCGTTAATAAGTTGTTCATAACTTTGCATTTCAGCAGACCAAAGTGTTTGTATTTCGTGCTCGAAATTATCTCCATCTTCTTTTGTGTATAATTCATAAGCAGTAGTTCCTAAATACACATAATGACTACCATTCCAAATATAGACATCATAGACATCATAATCATTATTATTAGAATTAAGATAATAAATAACACCAGCGCGACCTGTTGTCGGTAAATAATTTACTTTTTCACTATTTATACCATATCCTATCTTTGAACTTAATAATCTAATTAGATAATTATACTGTGTTTCATTGATAGAATTATCTGTTAAGATGCCAACATTCGTTTCAACAGAGAAAACTAAAGCACCTAAAGATATAACTTCGTCTTCGTCCAAAACAAATCTAAATCTTGCTATAATGAGATTATTCTCATTCGGCACTTCTTCATTATCAGGTAAAGCACTATTCAAAACTTCTTCTGGAACTGTAATCTCATAAAATAGATAACCAATTTTTTCTTGACCGTCTTCTTCATATGTATGATCATAACTAAAATACTTTAAGTTTCTTAACGGTTGTTCTGGCAAAGATTTACCTACTAAACTATCTCCAAGTTCAAAAAAGCATTCTTCTACTGTTTCAGGATAATCTTGACCGTTTGCTTTACGATATTTCATCCATCCGCTTAAAGGTGCGTGTTCGCCTTCCCAATAGATATAGATTTTATCTTTTTTATTATCTCCAACTCTAAAAGTCTTATCACTTATAATTTCTTTTAGAGTGCCACCTTTATCAAAATATACAAACATAATTATTCTCCTTTGTGCTCTTCTTTTTTATTATAAAATCTGTCCGCCACAAAGTCCACCATACCTTCAAATCTTCCTTTTGATTTTTTCCAAACCCATTCTGGAAATGGATTGATAGGTATTGCGATAACCTCGCTCATTAAAACACACGATAATGCTTGAATAAAAACATCAAGACTATTTCTAATAGCAATAGCAACCGCTAAAACTGCTCCAAGAGGTAAAAGAACTTTTACTACTCCATTGACAATTTGTTTTGTCATTGACCATTCAACAAATCCCGCACGGATATATTTAACAACCACATATAAAAACGCAAAGATTATAACTATTGCTATCAATCCCCATCCGCTTAATTGAAGACTTCCAACTTTCTTAAAGAGGTCATATCTCCAACCAATGAAAGCAACAGGGATGAAACAAGCAAACATAGACCATAAGATTGCCCTAACCCAAAAGATTTTAAGTTCTTTCTCTTTTTCAATTTGTTCAGGTGTCTTTTCTTTTTTTGCCATATCTATTCATCTCCTTTGTGTTCTATCAAGTGAGCGTCTTGACCAATAAGAGAATGCTCTTCGTTAAGCACTCTTTCAATAAACTCTTGTTTTGCTTCGTCAATAGGTTTGAAGTTTTTGTCTTCAAGATAAAGAGTATGTGCTTCCACTCTTTTAGTGATATAGAAAGCGTCTAAATCGTTGAGTTTACATCCAAGAGTAAATCCTAAAAAACTAGATGTAATAAAAGCGAACATACGAGATAAAAATCTCATCCACGCTTGCGCGGTTGAACCGCCCTCTTGTGCTATATCTCTAACTAATGAAGCAAGAATAGCAGCAAAAATGAAAGACATAACTATCTTTAATGTCAATCGAAAAATGACTGTAAAGATTTTCTTTTTGTTTTCTCCGCTAGCAATTTCGGACAAGTTTTTATCTATCATCCACGATTTGAAACTCGTGTAATAGTTTGGACTAACGAACTTAATGTTAGCAACCTGTTTTTTAAGCGATAAAACGCCCTCTATTTGTTTTTTTGTTAAAGACTTATAAAATGTATCTCCAAACTTTTGAGGTTTCTCTAACGAGCGGATTTCAGTATCGCTTAATTCATATACCGCAAATGGAACATCCAATTTCAGCATCCCTTTTTCAGCAATGTCTTTTCTATCATTTGGTTGTAAAACTCTTTTAATCCATTGATAAAACCAAGTATGATTAACAATCTTCTTGATTGAGTTCATAAACTCGACTTTTGCTTTTGCTAATTCGCTATTAGGATTTTGAGCATTACTCACTTGTGCTATAAACATCATTGAAATAGTCACAGAAATAGTGATTGCCATAATAAACATTTGGTCGGTTATGAACTCGGTAGTTCCAACTCGACTTAAATCTAGGATAAATGGCCAGAACGATGAAACAACAATGATGGCAAGAATAACCACCATTGTAAGAAAACCTAACAATAACTTTTTGTTGTCAAATACTTTCTTCATAAGTTCTTAATCTTTTCAAAAATAAGGATTGCTCCAACACCCAAAAGGTAAAGACCTAAAATGACGCAAAGCCATACAAACGCTGGCGATTTGAAGTAAGCAGCAAAATCCCATCCTGCTAACCATCCACCAATGAGAAAAACTGCTAGTGCCACGACTAGCAGGATAATACCTGTTATGATTAACGCTTTATTTCTTGTGTTCATAATTAAATACTTGTTCCGTCATAACTATCGACAATTTCGTCAATTTTCTTATCTAAATCTTCTTTTGCTTGTTCGGCAAGTTTTACACCTGCTTCAATAACTTCTTTTGAATTATCAATGACTTCCTTACTAACCGCTCCTAATTCTTCGATAAGGTTGAGAATAGCAACTCGACTTTCAGGTGTATTTTCTTGTGACAATGCTAAAATCTTCGCAAAGATAGTCATAATAGCATTTGTCTTTTCTTGTGTAGCAAGAACGCTTGGTAGCATTTCGTCAAACTTTTTAGCAACCTCATCGCTAATAGTTTGTTTTAACACAACTTTTACCTCGTCACTAACATTCTTCAAAGTAAGATTATTTGTTGCTTTTAATTGTTTTAACTTAACCGCCAAACCAATAAAGGTAGCAATATAAGCAAGCCACGATACATACATTGCGACTTTGTCAGGTGAGAAAAACTTATCAAACCACTCTTTTACCTCATCAATTTTTGTTGGTTCAGTTTCAGTAGTTTCTGTTTCAACAGGTTGTTCTGTTTCTGTTTCTTCTCCTTCGGCATAAGCAACAATGGCGTTTTCGTAAGAATGACCACAAACAGTAATACAAGTTGTGGTAGCAATTCCTAAACTAAACAATCCACACAATCCAAGCAAAGCAATTCTCTTTTTCATAGTTATTTCTCCTTTACAATTTTAGCAAGATTGACTAAATCGTTTTGCAACTTTTTAATATCTTTTTCAAGTTTGGCGTTTTCTAGTCTTTGGTCATTAAGACTTTTTGCTAAAAAACTTTCTTTTGATATTACTGTCCAACTCCCATTTTTATAGACAATAATATCATTTTCTTTTAAGTCTTTATCTAACTTAATGTCTAAAACAATTTTCATACACTTTTTCCTTTATAATCATTATATCAAACTCGCTCATAAAATGAATTATTTTTTTCCTAAGAATATATCGTTAGCATTCGGATTCAATTCAAACTGAATGGTAATTTGAGTAATTTCTTTTTGGTCTTTTGAATAATGATAATTAGCGGCACGATAGACTAACTCATTCCCTTCTTCTTCAAAATGAGCACAAGGCTTTGCTAATCTTGATACATATTCATTATCTCTTCTATACTTATAAAATCTAATTTCAAAACCAGTGCATTCTCCATTTTCATCAGTATAAAAGCAATTCTTTTGACCCATACCACCATTTGCTATATCACTACTACTAGCAGCCTGTTCAGTTGACGAAATATACTTTCCAACTATTGTATTGCTTGGCATCTTGATGGTAAACAAAACAGAGTTTCCGCTAATGTGTTTTGTAAACTCTACCATAAACGAATTAACTGTATATGTGTTTCCATTTATGCTTACAACGCTTGGTTTTCTTCCAGTGCTTGTATAAAAGAAAATGAAACAATAGTTAAAATCGTCCAAATACTTTTGCAATGTGCTATAAGAAGGTATTACAAAATTATCATTATTTACAGAAGCAATGTTAGAATTAACAAAATACTTAATTAAATCTGCTCTTACAAATGCTTCACTTCCATCAACTATTTTCCAACTTCTAATCTTTGACTTGACACTTGTAAAATAATCCTTCAATACATAATTATCTGTTGCATAATAATTCACTTTTACTACATTTTCAAAAACTGACATCTCTTTCTTAAAAATAATACTATCATTTATTTTTTGAGATAAAACAGGCATATCACTTTCTTTTTCATATCTACCATTGATAAGTTTAACCTTGTTTCCAAGTCTATTTGCTTTTAGATATTCCAATGCACCTTGTCTTTCTATATTGATATATGAATTAGTTTGATTATCAATAACTGCTCTTTTATTTCTTTGAAAGTTTGTCTTGCCAGCAGTAAAAACACATTCATCAATAGCGTCATAATAAACGCTAAACTGAATACTTTTCCAAGTTGGAGCATAATTTATTGAGGTAACTGTATATCCTTCGCTATGTGCTTGGTCTAATATTGCCTGATAAATCTCGTGCCACAATTTTTTTAAGATAAGTTCTACAACAGCAACCTGATTTTTTATCCATAAAAGTTGAGTATCTTGTTTTCCATTAAGATTAAAGATATTTTTTGAACCTCTTTTATAATATAAACAAGTGTTTTGATATTGTGAACTTAATGGAAACTCATCTCCAAAACCAGGATAATAAATATCTTTTATTCTCCATTCATCATATTCCAAAACATAATCTGTAATATCCATTTTTATCGTTTTGACATAAGTTTTGTGTTGGTCATTATTATTTGAAGCATAAACAGACCCAGTTCCTTCAACAAAACATCTATACAAGTTCCATATCGGAAAGTTTGTTTCAACCAAACAATTCTCTGTGCTTATAATGTATCCTTCACTTTTCAAATATGTTCTTTCTTGTCTTACAGCATTTGTAGGATAATCACCAGTAAAATCTTTTACATTGTTAGTAACATTAACAAGTTTCATTTTTAATTCACTAACATAATCATTGCTCGCTTGACTTTCTGTTATATAATTTATATGTTTTTTTTGCTGATTTGATATTTCACTTAAAAAATTACTAATATCAATAAAATTGATAACATTATTTTGAACTACCGGGATGCAATCGTTGACCATCATTAAATCATTTAATACTTCCCTAAATGTTGGTTCGTTCCATTGCATTTCAGGACACTCTATATTTGAAAATCTGCTTTGGACTGTTTCTTGCGGATTATTGATATTGTGACCGAAAGTAAACTTTTCTCCAAACAAGCCTCTTGTTTCACTTGAGTTTGTTCTTGGACAGTATTGCTGATAATAAATATCTAAATAATACCAAACGCTTCTTGTCACACCAAATAATTTGGTAATTGCTAAAGAAGGCAACAAAACTCCCTCTAGTAATTTTGTTTCACTAAACAAAGTCACTTCATATTTATAAATGGCTGGGTCAAGACTTGTTTGAGTGCAAACTACTCTATCAACGCACATTCTTTTTTGATTTATCTTTCCATTAGTAGAAAAAACAACTATTACATCATAAGGTTCAATATCAATCTTATGATCAATATGTGGTAAGATAACGGTTCCGCTATCTAAAGTTTCATTATAGTTCTCAATGAAAACAGCACCATCAGCAACTTTATATTGCTCAGGTGTTCCATTTATAAGGTTTCTTCCATCGACATAACACTTTAACATATTAGTTCTCCGTTCCTCTTGAGCCATCTTTTGTTGAATTAAGACCAGAAAGTTCTCTTAATTGTGCTAATTCATAATTAGTCTTACTGTTTTCAACCGTGCTTGAAATAACATCATAAACTGAACCAGTCATTTGACTAATAACACCAATGGCAAAACCAGCAATAGCACCATAAGGACCGTATTTAGCACCAGCAATAGTTGTCATACCTATATTCATAAGTCCGCTTATTGCTTGTTTCGTTTCATTAACTCTTCTTTGAGTAATATAATCTCCTGTAAAGTTTCCTATATTGCCTAAAGAAAAATTAACAAACTGTGTTGCTTGACTTTTAACTAAATGAAACATCTCGTGCTCTATATATCTGCCGATAGTATCATCGTTTGATTTTTTTTCTTTTGCTCCATCAGGTTTTGGTGTAGGTGTTCCACCACCATCTCCTCTATCATCTGTAATAGTGATATATAACTTTCCTTCTGCCATAATCACTACCTCTATACACTAAAACTAATTTGCAATGATGGAACATTATTTACTGCTGTTGTAATAGTCGCTCCTGTCATTTTCATATTGAAGTCAAAAGATATTTTATTTTCTCCTGTTCCAACATCAAATGAAATACCAAAAGTTTCATTGCCTTTTTCTTCGCTTGTGCCATTCATAATCTTAAGACACTTATCAGTAAAATCAGTTTTTACACAAGCGACATTTATTGTCATAACAAAAGTGGCAAAGTTCTTAACCGTTTCAGCAAAACCTCCACCAAATGGCTGTGTATCTCCATCCATTGTATATCCAATAGTAGCAGATAAGAACTCAACTTTGTTATTGTCAATCTCAAGATTGTTAATATCCATAACATCTTCAAGAATAAACAATGTGGTATTAACATAAAGAACAGTTCTCAAACCAATCCCAATAAGATTGAAATTGCTTAAAACTGCCGGACTTGAATACATATGTTTTACATAAGTTGTTCCATCTGGAATGATTGCAAAGTTAAATGTATCGCAGAACTTGGTCACTATTGTATTAGCAACAGAAATACTGTTTTCTTCTGCTATAACAAGCATTTGTATTGGTTGTGTCTTTGCGGCAAAAATCAATGTAGAAGACAAAAACTTTATGATAACTGTCATTGTCTTTGGTCTAATAGAGCGTTTTTTAGCATAATCTTGTTCATTATAAACCTCAATGTTAAAATCATTGAAATCAAGGTTGTTCTTAATTTCAATCAGTCTATTTTTTAACCAATTCTTATAATTATCATAACTCCACATTAACAATTACTTCTGCTCCGTATAAACTTGCTATTGTTTTACACGCTTTTGCTATTGACTTATTTGCCCAATGTTTGCTCTTTTTTGATTTGCCCATAAAAGCACCAACTTCGTTGACGCTGACAGCATAATCATATTCTCCAGTATGTTCTATGCTTCCTGTTTTCTTCCAAGTTTCAATGTCATAAGATGGTCCTGATACACCAATTCTTGCGAAATTAGCACCAAACTCTTCATACTCAATATGATTTTTCATATTTCCTGACATTACAGGACAATCAAGTTGCAAAGTAGTAAATACTAGCATTGTCAATTCTTCATAAAGCGTATCAGACTTTGCCATATTACTTACCTTTGTCTAATTCAATTACAGTTTTCTTGCTCGTATGATGCCCAAACATTGCGTTCTTTTGAATTGGGTCACTATTTACTCTTCCAACTATCCAAATATTACCATCGAATTGAATAAGGTCATCCTTATCAATATCAACTATATCTTGTGTTTCAATGCTGATACTTTCTGTTCCAACCCTAAACACTCCAGCAATATCTTGTGTATCGTTGAACTTACTTGATACTATTTTAGCATAAAATACTCCTGTTGGTCTTTCTTTATGGATAAGTTCTTCATTATCCATAACTCCACTTGTATCTCTTTTCCAATAGAAGCACTTATAATTGTATCCTCTGCGTGAGCGTCTTAGGTCTACCATAATCCACCCCAAATGCCTCTCCAACGACCACCTTGGATTTTCTTACACCATAATCCACAAAGCAATAATTCCTGCTTACAATTTGGTGCGATAATCTTTTTAATGATTGTGTCATTGGATGCTTTTTCGCCTTGTTCAATATCATAACCACTATCAATTGAGATGTCGCCATTATGAAATACATACATTGCTTGTTCTAATAACGCTTGAGCATAATGTTGCTTTTGATAATCGGTAAAGTTTGGGTATTCTTCATCTACTCTACGATAGAACTCGGCATCAAGAAATGTGGCAAGTCTATTTTCAATACGAAGCAAAAATGCTTCGGCTGTATCACTTGGGTTTCCTGAACTTTTAAGTTCAAGGTCTAAATCAATACCGAAATACTCTTTGAAATCATCAGGCGTAATATACTTTGTCTTAATTTCCATAATTACTTACCTTTCTTAAAGTATGGGTCATATTTTCCAGTTGCTTTCCAATTATCCCAAATTGCTATATTCATCTTTTTGTCTGCTCTTCTATTATCTCCAAATTGTTCTCCGTTTGGTGCTACAATAAAGAACATTCTATTTTCAGGATTTTGATATAACTTATATCCATTATGTTCATCAACTTCATAATAATACTTTTTATAGAAAGCATCATCTCTATCTCTTTTTCTTGTATCAAAATCAGAACCAAATCTTTCTTGTAATCCTTTATAAAAATCTTCAGGACTTCTATTGGCATTATCTACATACGAATCCCTACTTAAACCAAAATGTTCGTCATATGGCGCATACTCTAAATTGCCATATTCATTTCTCGACATTCTCCAACCATTTTTAGAATATCTTGAAAAATCATTTGCTCTAATTTCTTGTAATTCTTTTCTTAAACCATCTTCATCAATTTTGTGACTTACAAAATCTCTAAACACCTTTTCAATTTTTGGGTCATTATCAGGATTTTCTCCATTCAAACCATATTCCTTAAAAATCTTATAAGCAGTTGGTTCTAATCTTTCATCATAATCATCTTCATAATCTTTTTCGGAAACTTCTTCATCACCAATGGCTTTGTATCTTTCTTCGTCTGCTTGGTCATCGAACTTTGCTTGATCATATTCTTTGCCTTGGGAAGCACCTTTTCCACCTTCACCGAAAAACTCATCTAATTCTTGTGAGCATTCATCTTGTGTCATATCAGGCAATCTTTCAATGATGTCTTTGCCTTCTTCACTTGAACTTAAAATTGCATAAACTTTTGGACTAACCCACGCCATACTATAAAATCTCCTTCAATTCTTTGATGTGTTCAATTTCTTCTGACTTAATATGATTTAACTTTTCAAGATATGCAGTCTTAACCACATCATCAACAAAGTTAGCATTACTTAGATATTTGATTGCTTTATCGTATCCATCAATGGCTTCGTTCTCATCTTGAATGAGTGCTTCAATCACTGACTTCCAATCTTGGTCTTCTTGATTTGTGTCTATATGTTCTTGGTCAATTTCAGGAACTTCAATTGCGATAGAAGCGAGATATTGATTTGCTTCTTCGTCATCCATTTCCATAAAATTAAAAAGAAAATCTTTGGCTTGTTCATCTCCGCCTTTTGCCATTTCTTGTATTTTGGCTAACTTTTTCATATCACTTATGTATTTCATACTAAAGTCCTCTAATCATAGTCATTATAAAACAAAATAAAAGACTATGCAATTTTTACTTTGCATAGTCCTTATGTCAATTAGAACTTACTCTAATTAAGCACCAACTGGTAATGTGTTAGTGAAATCTCTAGATGTAGCAACGACTTTGCCATCTAAGACAGCAACAATAATGTTGTGAGAAGCATCTGGTGTGAACTCAGCACCTAAGACAACATCGTTAGAACCAGGTGTGACTGTGAATGAACTACCGATTGCTGGAGCAGTGCCATTGGTTGTGTATAAACCGAGAGCATCATAGAGTATACCGGCTGGTTGTGTTAACACAGATTTAATGATTGTTTTACCACTTGCGGAGCCTGCGACAGCATCAACGAGTAATGCACTGGACATTGTGGATGCAGCAACATTAGAAACATTGCAGTAAATTGCAACTCTCTTGTTTTCAGGAACGAATAAATCGTGGTAGTAAAGGTTCGTTAAGAGATAACCAACATATCCTAAGTAAGAACCATTTTGGTCAACAGAGTTGAACACTTTAGCATAGTCAAGTTTTTTGACAATGATTGGTGCTTTTCTGTCAACAATCATAAAGTTGATAACTTTAGAACTGGACGCTGGATAGATACCATTGCCAGTTTGAGCATCTGTATAGAACATATCGGATGGAACGACAACGATTTGTCTGTTCTCATACATTTCAATAGCAAATTGAACATTTTTGCTCATATCACTTTGATGTAAGCGTTTTGCTAATTCGGTTGTATTACGGATAAGTTCCATAACTGTTGGAGAAACATAAATAACTTGGTCTGTTTCTGGAACTTTTTGTTCTGCCATCCATTTGAATGCAGCATTGAACTTGCTGATAATGGTATTGGCTGCGATAGCACCTGCTTCAACAACACGGTTGCCCATTGTCGCTGATGTGTAAGATGCTAATTTAGAGAAACGATATGTATCGAACTCTGGAACAACTTTAGTTCTAATGAACTCAGTTGCTAAGTGACCTAAAACGGTTTCGCCATCATCTAAAGTATCAAGTTTGTCTAATGGGATTTCACTATATCTTTCTTGGGAAAGAGTGAATGTTTCTGTGGTGGAACGAGCAGCACCTCTTGTGTTTGCTCTTCCGTGACCACCACGGTTATAGTCATAAAGACCGGTAGACGCTAACATAAAGATTTTAACGGTTCTTGCGTCTAAGAAATCTAATTTGATTTCAGAACCACCGATAAGACTATCGGTTAAAGAGTTTAATGCGAATACTTTATCAACTACGCCTGGTAGCGTTTTTTCAATATACGCAAATGAGTTATTAACTGCCATAATGAGTTATTTTCCTTTCTTTTAGTAATTAAATGCCAAATACTTGGTGCATTCTTTCTTCGTCCTCATCTTCGTGGACTTCTTCACGGACTTCTTCGTCCTTTTCTTCGCCTTCGTTGTCGCCAAGGTAGGCATCAATATCTTTTTTGATTAGTTCCAATTCGGCTCTGATTTCCTCTTCGGATTTGCCTTCCTCTTTGAACTTGGCAATGATTTCTTCAATTTTCATAAAGAGTTTCCTTTCTTCAAATTAAACACCGAATATGCGTCGACGCTTTTCGGCTTCTGTTTCAGGAACATTTCTATCCCTGTGTTCAACACCTAACTGTCTGATAGTTGTTTTTGGTGTATCATCAACTTGAACAACTTTCTTCCATTCAGGGTGTGTTTCCAATTCATTCACTAGGGCTTCTTCGTTAAACTCTAGTCCCTTTCCTTTGAAATATGCACGAATATCATCTTCTCTGGTAGGGTCAATGCCATTGGACATAAATGCCAATCTTTCTTCGAGTTCGGCAATTCTAGTTTTTTGGGCATCGTAGCGTTCCTTCATAACATCGTAGGATTGTGCTTTGCCAATCAAACTATCCAAGCCATCTCTATCTTTCACACCGTAGCGATTAAAGAATGATAATCTATCTCTTTCAAGACGACTTCTCATAATTTTATTCACTTGTTCTTGTGTGAATGTTTTTGCAACGGTTTCTTGTTTTGGCTGACTTTCAACCGCTGGTTCTTGTCCTGCCTCAGTTGCAGGGGTTGTTTCCTGAGTTTCTTGTGGTGTTTCAACTTCAGCATTAACTACTGGTGTTGTTCCACCTTCATTTTCTAAAAGCATAGTATAACCTCACTATCAAGTAATTTTATTATAAAACATATAATCTTGTTTTGCAAACTATAATTCTATTATTTCAAAATCGTTGTATTCAAACCTTTTATTCAAAAGAGATTTTATTTTTTCTAATTCTTCTTTTGATTTTGAACACATCACAATTGATGTAACCACTTTTTCTCCATAACATTCATTAGTTTCAACTAAACAATAATACATTAATTCTTTCTCCTTTTTATTTTATCAAAAATCATTTTCATACCTATTGCAGTCATAGTCACAAGCAATATAAATGGACTTCCTACTGGACTTGCCCACCATATCCATACTGTTGTTCCAATTCCAAACAACCATAATCCTGCTTCGGTTGACTTCCAACCACATAGCAATGATGCCAAGTAAAATCCCCAAACGCTACTCGACCAAAGAAGCAGAGATATTACACCACAAATTGCTGAACGCCAATCTCTGATGTTGTAGAACAACCATATCCAAGGAAAAGCAATGAAATACCAAACCCATTTCCAAAACCTTTTGAACTTTGATGGAGTGGCTCTTATTTTTTCCTTTCTTCTTTCGTCTTGTTCTTTATATTTTGCCTCAAGTTCTTTAAGGTAATTATTTTTCTTTTTCATTGATATACTTCTCCCATTTATCAATAAGCATTTTGTCTTTGGCAATTGCTTTCTTGATAATATCGTTAGGCATAGTTTTATACATTTCTTGATGTAAAGCAAGGCGTTCTTTGTATTTTTCTAGCAAAAGTTGAGCATTTCTGACATCTTTATACCATTCTTTTGATGTGGAATGTTTAATCGTTTGCAAATACTCCCTATTGCCAATAGCAGTTTCCATCTTGTATTTTTCAAGCAACTTTGTCTTGGATAATCCGAGAACTTCAACTGTTCCAAGTTCCATAAAGTAATGTCTACAATTCGGACGAGTAATAAACCATACAGGTTCTCCTGTGACCCATTGAATAGTCTTAACATCGTGCTTTGAGATATATTGTTCAATTGCTTTAACTTGGTCTTTGTCTTTCACAACTGAACGCCATTTCTCATCAATATACATTTTGCCTTGATAATCTTTATGGTCAGAAGCACTATCTTTATGTTGACTTGCTAAATAAAATACTTTTGGATTTTCTAACTCCCTATTTTTCTCTATATTTTGAGCAATTACAGTAGACTTTGTATCCCCTTCAGTCTTATCTGCTTCCACAGTAATTTCGTGAGATAATTTTTTCTCAATCTTATTCTTGTCCAATAAATCAAAGACAAAAATAGACAACAAATCAATTCCTAAAGCATTATCTACTTGACTTCCATATGTGGTCTTTACATATCCTGCCACAAAAGTAGGACTTCCTATTTTTTTCTTCAAGGAACTTGCTGATGCCAAAGCAACTTTAAGCATTTTATCACTTGTAGCAAGTCCTAACTTTTTTTGGTTTATTGTTTCATCATACAACTTTTTATGAATTGCTCTGATATTTTGTCCTTTGGCAAGACCACCATAAATGTCAACGAGATACTTATTCTTTAATTGTGCGAGTTGGTTCTTCGTTGACTTCTTCTTCTCTACCACCTGTGTCAACGATGTCTTCATCCATTGCATTTAATCCAAAATCTCCTAAGTTCATAGTATCTTGTGCTTGCTTTTCTTGTATCTTTGCAATCTCTTCTTGTTTTTCTTCATCGCTTAAACTATCGCCATAAAGTTTATCAACATACATTTCAACAGAGATGCCACCACTTGTTAACATTGGAAGCAAAATCTTAGACATTGCTTCAAAGGTTGGGTTAGCAAACTCACAATACTTAACTGAAATATCATAATCAGTCAATGAGATTGTGTTTGTATCCATATATTCTTTCATCATTAAGGCAAGTGAGAACAATTCTTTGAGTTGCTTGGTTTCACTATCAATAACAGTATTACGAGTAAAGATTGTGACTTTTTCCTTTTCTCTTTGTGCGTCTGCGTTATCCTTTTTAGCAATATCTATGCCCATAGACGCAGGCGAGAGAATACCTGTAATCGCAACATCAATCAAAGACTTAAATCTACTAATGTATTGGTCAAAATACAATTGCGGTTGTGTTGTCTTAATTTCTCCTTGTAGTTTTCCATCACCATCAGGGAATGAAACTGATTTCACAAACTGTCTATTGTAAACAGAAGGCAATTTTGTTTCTCCACCTGTTCCTCTTTCAAGAACATCAACTGGATAATACTCAACTGGCGTTGATACTCTATCTGTCTGTGATGCTTGAGATAAACATTGGTCTAAGTCATCAAAAATATCCAACTTACCTGTAAAGATAGACCTTCCGTGGTCTTTATCAAACAAATCAAAGAAATATCTTGATGGAACACCAAGCACTTTCTTTAATCCTTCAATATAATACCCATCTTCAGGTAAATCTTTTAGTTCATCAATCTCTGATAGTGGAACTTTTGTGACTGAATTAGACGGGTCAAGTCTATATAACTCAAACTCAATGATGGAATTACTATTTTCAATTCTTCTTGTTTCCATAAGGACATAGTTCTTACCGTGGCACTTATAAAAATCTTTGAAAATCATACCGATAATCATTCCATTTTTGACAACATATTCAACATCCTTACCTTCGTAGTATTGTAAAATCGGATAATCACATAAATCCTTATCAAATACTATTTTCCATCCACCCCAACCTTCAACTAATGTGAGTGGTCTGGCTTCTTGTGTCAATTTAGCAGTAAAGTTATTAACATCCATAATTGCTGCGATGACATCTTCTTTACCATCACAATCAATGTTTGGCATACCAATCGCATTTGATAATGTATCTACGATTGCTCTTGGAATACCTGAGTGGACTTTCTTCACTGGTAATTCAGCAACTGAAATACCCCAAAAGTAATTCGGCTTGTTTCTGTTATAGATTGGTTCTTTGGCATTTCCACTTAAATCTCTGTTGGTGTAGTAGTTTTGCAACTCATCACTATCGCCTACATACCAAATGCGAACTTCATCTAATTTTTGTCTTTTAACTGTATTCTCATCGTTAATAAAAGTAAATCTATCGCTGTTAGGGTCGCCATCAAGATGTTCAACTCCCAAAAACTTGAGTATTCTTTGTTTAATTTTGTCAAAAATTGTCATAAACTTTTACCTCTTTTCAATTATATCAATCGTTCGTTGCTGATAATTACAATTATGCTTTTTTCGTTGGTAGATACCTGTGGATACTTTTCTCGTTTTTTTAAGTTCACATAAGAAATTATTCTTAAACAAAAGTTATTTTTCGGCACAAAGTATCTACACCTGTCTACCACTACCTAAAGGTAGACACTTTAGCAAGGTATCTACCATTTATCTCTCCTTAAATGTCTTCCAACGCTTTAATCTATTGATAATTGGTGCCCAAGCATACTCATTTGCGTTGATTGCGTGATCATCAATATCTTCTCTACATTTACCATTTTTTCCTCTTCTTGCGTTTTTCAACTCTCTATAAAGATTAGGACATGCTTCACTAATAAGGAACTCACCAAAGGACATAATAAGACGAATAAAGTCAACTCTTGATTGGATTTTCATTTTCGTAGATGGTAAGAACGCAACATTCCAAAGGTTCTGTTTTTTTGCTTCAAGTTCCAAACCTTGTCTAAAACCAATATCAGCACAGTCAACATAAACTAAGATTTGACCTTTCATCAAATCCCAATGAGAAGCATACAATTCCTTCCAATCAATGATGGTCTTGATAATATCACTCATCAACTGAGGTTCTGTTTTCTTGATAATCTCTTGCTCGTTAGAATGATAGAACTCATTGATGCAAAGCAATTTACCATAGTCTTCTGTTAATCCAACCAATTGCATTGTGGTTGCTGACCTTATTTTTACATCTTTTCCTGATTTGATTACACCTTCTCCATTAGACAAACCTGTATCAATGCCAATAGCATAACAACTGAACCTTTGATTGTTGATTTCTGCTCTTGGTCTAAATAGGTCAGGTGTCATTTCAGGATAGACTGCTTCTGTTGTGTTTCCCCACATACCGAGTGCCTCAACTTTGTAAATCTCAGGTGCATTGTTCTTTAGGTTCTCCATAACTTTGTCATAGATGTCCATATCTCTGAACTCATTGATTTTGTAAGTGCTTGTGTGCAAGTAAAGACCAATACCATAATCTCCTAAATAATCAGGGTCACAATAGTCTTGATAATCGTGAGTGGACAGATAAGCATAATCATCTTCAAACTTACCTTTGTAAAACTTGTCATATATCCAATGACCAATATCCCAACCGTTCAAGCAGAAGGTCACTTGATGGAATAATCCTTCAGGCAACTTACCACGAATAGAACCATCAATCTTTCTCCATTGTTCATAATCGTTGATTTCAAATGCCTCTTCTACATAAACATCTGTCAAGAAACCTTTTGGAACACGAATACCTTGTATCTTTTGTGGGTCATCCATTCCCTTAAAGATAATCATTTGACCTGTTGGCTTATAGGTAATAATCATATCTTGGTTATTTATCTTAAACCATTTTCTCAAGGACAAATATGGGTTGTTCATATCAGGCATATCTATGATTTGACAGAGTGTGCTAAAGGTGGACAATCTATGCGTATTAAAAGTATTTCTTAAAATTAAAACATTTCTTCTTGGGTCAGACAAAATCTTATCAATAACTTCATATCCAATCATATTGTAGGATTTCTTGGTATTACGAGCACCTTTGTAAACACGGTATCGTCCGTGAAAGTTAGTCCACCAACCTCTTTCATATCCACCACCTGTGCATTTATAGATGCTTAAAGTGTTAGCGTTTTGGGACATCGTTCACGACCTCAATTCTATCCTCTTCGTTAGTTTCGGTTCTGTTCGCACCAAAACTTGTAGGAAATAATCTCTCTAAAATCCAAGCCGATGCTTGCCAATTACCATTCCGACCAGCACGGATAACATTTTGCAGATGGAATGCTTGACATTCTGCCCTTGTTTTTTTTAAGGTGTCTACAAACTCAACAAAAATAGTATCCAGACCTTCTTCAAGGTCTGCCTCTCCTTGGTTAATCCATTTGTAAAGAACTTTATCGCTAAAACCAGCAAACTCTGTTGCTTTTACATTGTTCATTCCGAGTTTCACAGCCTTAAAAAAGTTCTCAATTGGTTCATTCCATTTGAAAACATATTGTCCAGTTTCTTTATCTTTTCGTTTAATCTTACGTAAAATTGATTTCTTACCTGTCTTTGCCATTGTTTTCTCCAATGTGTTGCTTACGCCCATTTTATCACATATTGCAATAAAAGTATGACATTTCTGCCATACTTATTATAAAACACATTATCAATTATTATCAATCTTTCTTGTTCTTTATGTCCATTTCCATATAAGTGATTGCATCCCTTAATACTGACGGAGAATGAATAGCGATTAACAATGTGATTGCTGGAATGTTGTCAATATCAGGATTATCTTTTACTAAAGAATAGAACTCTTTGGCTGATTTTCTATCTCTTCCTTTGGAATGAGCAATAACCTTTTCAAACTCTCCATCTTTAATCATTTGCTTGATAGCATCCTTAAAGTGCATCATATCATTCTGTTCCTTTCATACTTGATTTTCTTTTCTTATATTTTACCTTACCTTGACACCAAGGACAAGTTCCGTGATTGCGACAAGTGGCATCTACTGCTTTA